TCTTTGCTATGATTCTTGTTATCATGTTTGGGCTTTTCATGTTGTTCACCTATATAAGATAAAAGTTTCGACCAGCATCAGGTCTCATCAGTGCAGCTGCTGTGCTGCAGACACCATCCTTGGCCACATTGTTTAGTTGTTCGGACATTCCCTTATAGGTTCTGTGATAATCGTTCCGTTCCAGTCAGTAGTGATATAGTGTGTCACTACCTTTTTTTCATCAACACAGTCTTCAAGTAAGTGAAGAATCGCACTCTTTTCTATCGCACTTGCTCATTCTGTTGCTCCTGCGCCTAGGCGCGTTTTTGTTAAGTAGACCGGCGACGGTCTGTCTGGGTAGCTACTAAGCTTCGATACTGACGGATTTGATGCAGTCGTGGCAGTAGTGGCAGTTGCGGCAGTCGTGGCAGCCGACGCAGTCGTGGCAGTCGTGGCAGTCGACGCAGTCGTGGCAGTAGTGGCAGTCGTGGCAGTCGACGCAGCTGTGGCAGTCGTGGCAGTTCCAACAGCTTTCGTTCGCGTATTCTTCGAGGGAGTCTGGATGCGCGGCAGCAAACTCGGGAGACACTCCGTTAACTGTGCTATCGGGGCGCGCAATAAATTCTTGGTAGTTTTTGAAGATTTCTGTGTTCATGGTGTTCTCCATTGTGTAGTTTCGACTAAAATAAGTCTCATCAGTGCAGCTGCTTACTGCATACCAACACATCCTTGTGCTTACAAAATTTATTCAGATTATTAAATAACCAGAATCATTATCCATTTTATTCACTTCTTCATTACAAACACAGCTACAATCAACTGCATCTTTGATCTTGTTTTTGACACCTACCGATGCAATTACAAAAAGTATGCTGATGATTGCGATAATGATAAGTAATTCAATAAGTGTCATACCTTTTTCATATGCAAGATCAACATCTTTCAGTTCAACTATTTCATATTCAAGGTCTTGCCCAACAACTTTTATGGCAAGACGTTTGACAGCTTCTGTGTACTCACTTTCAAACTCTGTACCATCAGGAAACTGATTTTTGAACCTTGCAACAAGAGATTCAATAGTATTGAATCCAGATAAAAGCAATTCTCTGTTTCTATTGCCTTCTTCATCAATGTGTATTCTTGATAATCTATAATCCATAAAACACCTCATTCAGTAAAAGCATCCATGCCACAGAATATTCGGCAAACTCTCACTGTAAAGAGCCGTATTTAACTGCACTAATCCCTGCGACAGGTAGTACAATCGCTGCCTTATTTCCAACTTGTGCTGTAACACTAATCAGCTGTACCTTCAGACTCTTCAGCTCCATCATCTTCAAATGGATCAGAATTGTCTGATCCACCAGATACACCTGCAGATTCATACTTCTTGATTTCATTCTTCGCAGGATATGCATCTGTAGCAGGCACAACCACAACGTGAATGTAATGTGGGATACCGTGCAGAACCTGAGAATCAGTGATTACTGTATTGCCCTTGCCAACTGCTTCTGCAATACTTTTTAGTTCTTCATTGGCAATCTTTTCAGCAATTTCACTTGGATTAAGAATATTAAGGCCAATGAAAACAATTCGACCTTTATATTCACCTTCTAAAATCTTTTCCTGCATAAGCAGACGCTTGCCATCACCAGCTTTTGTATCTTTGATTTCAGATTTAATAATCTGAGCAAGATACTTGTCACCAGGGATTGGCGTAAAATCACGCATCGATTCATGTTCTGAAGCTTTAAACACTTTTGGCAACATTGCCATATTAATTTACCTCTTTCTTCTGCGTCTTGGGTGCAGATTTACCCATAATCTTGTTCACTATCATAGTCAAATTTGGCCGTTCAATAGGATTCAGCTTACCGCTTCTGTCCTTTGCCAAATGAGTAATAGATGGCTGCGTCTGCAAGAACCTGTAAGACTCAGTCACTCCATCTTTATTCGTCTCACCTATTTGCATAGAGAACACCTCATCAAATAAATATGGGTTTTCTCTTACAAGGGTTTTCCCTGGTAGAGAAGGCACAAATGAAGTTATTCCTGTATAATCATCTGTTATCCTCAGTTCTTTGGCAATCATGAAAACATGCTTGCCAAATATATCCCTAAATTTACGCATTAATTTCATTGATTCAATATTAAGCTCACCATATGCTTTACGGCCATCTGCATATTTGCCTTGGTATTTTGAAAGCATAACCTCAGCAACTTCAGATATTGAATCAATACAAATTGTTTCATAATCCTTAGATGTCAATACAAGCTGATATGCTTCTTCAAATTCATCAGGAGTTGTGACATTTATTACTGGTACATCTTTGTCAGCAAGTGACAGCAACCCACGCTCAGCGGATATTATAATTGGGTTAGGTGCAGTAGCCATAAGTACTGTTTTACCAACACCTGTCCCACCATAAACAATACCTTTAACTGAATCAATAGATTGCCGACTGCTAATTATTTTTACTGGCATATTACCTCATACCATTTGTTAAAAGAATATTTGCTTTATCGACTTTTTCAAGAATTAAATCACGGATTCCCTTACAAGCAGTCAGATCTGTAAATTCGTGTGCTTGTGCTCTGTTTATTGTGAATACTGGTTTTTTGCCATCCAGTAATTTGAAATACTTCACAGAACCACACTTCATTGTTTCAATTATCATGACAATAATCCTATAATATCACTGCGCAGAATTAATCGTGTGTCATTGACATGTGTATTACGAGCATATTCCATTAATTGATTTGTAGTTAAATTACATGGTATATTTACATCTTCAATCAAATACTTGAAGTTCTTTTTATTTGCAAGAATAAAAATCATTGCTTTAGTTTTTGTATCATGAACAACAACACGTTCACCATTTTTTATTGCTACAACTGTTAATGTTTGCATTTTATTCACCTTTCAAATATAGTTTGCTTTAGATAGAGTGTTTTCGATTGCATGCCACCTTTGTTTATCCATGAATCCATATCTGCCTTTGATCCCCAGCAAATAGCAGGGGCTTCATTGTACATGAATGATGTGTATGTATGAATCAATGGCATGTTAGTAAGATCAGCACGACCGACTGCTTCCTTTAAATCATTACAAATGATGGCAGTAAGAAAATCTCCTACTGTATTTCCTTCATTAATATATCCAAGTAATGCGTAACGCATGTGTGTTGGTATTTTAGAATAATTCACAGCGCCATTGTACTGAAGTTCAGCATAGTGGTTAATAACTATTGCACATATATCCATCGCTGTTTCATGATAGCACACTAAAGGGCGAATTTTATTATATAGTGTATTCACTTCATACTCCTATTTTTAATTTCAAGTAATATTAGATCAGCAAGATTTTTGTTTTCATAGTGTACAGACTTTTCAACAATGAAAACTTCTGCAAGTGCATATTTATTTTTAATGCAATGCAGAATAACTTGCTCAAGTTGAGTTCTGCCATTTTCGTGGATAGTAATATATTCATCACGATTAAGATAGCGAATTCTCCAATGGGATATCATAAGTGCTTATATTGCTTTACTTGCATAACACGATATCCAACTTTGCCCTTTGCAATAATGCAGGCAAGTTTGGCACAGCAATATGGCATTAAACAATCTTCATCGATTTCTTCATTCCATATAATCGAATGTGAATCTTCACTGTCAGCGAGACTAAGAAATGAAGTATTGTGACCATCCCAACGTTCAACATAGAATTCACACATTGTTATTCTCCTTTGAACTTTATTTCAAGAGACGGAGTGGCAGGTGTGGTAATGATCACTTCATCGAGAGCAGATGTATCATCCAGAGCTTTATAGTTCTTCATGGCAAGCTCAGGTTTCCAGCGGATACATTCAAGTTCTTCTTCTGTGAAATATTTGACTTTGGACTCCAACAATTCCTTGTCCAAATTGTAATTGATTTTTTTAACCGCAGTTATTGCGTATCCATCAATTAAGAATTTATTAGTTCCAAGAGGGGAGTGAGAGATGAGAGCATCGCAAATGAGAAGACGTATAGTCATCTCGACTTCCTTTGCTTTTGCCAAATTTGCTTCGGCAATTTTATACTTATATAATATGTCAGCATTTATATCAGTCATTGTTGTCTCCAACATTTAGGTTCACTTTAGTCTTTTATTTACATAATGTAAATTAACGGTATTATTGTACTCCTGTTTTATAGAAACGTCTAATAGAATTTTCTTATACCCCTATAAGTAGAATCTATTAGACTTTTTAGGCTGCACATAGTACAATAACGAGTCGATGCGATACATATAATAAAAATTGGAGACAATTAGTGAAAATAACAAATTTCCAAGGAAATCAAAATAATTCAGTAAACGGAATTGTAAGAGAATACACTCTAACTGAATTATCTTCAATGTTTAGCACTCCAACTAAAGGCTCCAAACACATAGGTTATTTTGTAAGAGGTGAACTTGATCCAGCAGAGCGCAAGGATGTTAACTTAGCTTCCGCTGATGTGCTCGTGCTGGATGGAGATTGTACTTCTAAAGATGCTACTTCATGCTGCCCTCCAATTGACGTTAATATAGCGCTCACAGAAATGGGAATCAATCATTTCATATATACTACTCATAGTCATAGTATGAGTAAGAATAAATTCAGGGTTGTCATTCCATGTAAGATTGATAACAAGGAGAATCTAAAAGCTACTGTCAATAAGATTCTCAAGGAGTTAAATGCTAAGGATGTCGATATCAAGAATGTGAAGGAAATGAGTACATGGAGTCAGCCATGGTTCATTCCTTCAAGGGATGACGTTAATGATGGAGTCTTTGAACATTATGAATATATTGAGGGTAAAGATTATGAACAAGTTAAGCCCAAATCAAATGCTGAAGAATCTGGGTCTTACAAAGATGCAGATAATGATATCAATGACAGTAATGTTTGTGTCAATGACTCTGGGAACGATTGTGATAATTATTCTGATGGGAGCAGTCCAGAGTCTATATCAGATATTATAGCAACTATTACAAATGGAGGCACAGGATTGCATCAAGCGATTAACAAATATGCTTATATGCAAATCAAGGATGGGGTAGCTAGAGAAGTTGTCATACAAACATTGAAAGGTTTGATGTCATCCTGTCCAGTTCATGATGAACGTTGGCAGAATAGGTTTGATGATATATCAAGGTCAGTTGACAGTGCTGTAGCGAAGCTGGTAGATGATGGTAGAGTTGATCTATCAGATATTGAAGATGAAGGCACTTCAGATATTCAGGAGATACCTTGGCCTCCAGGTATGCTTGGTGAGCTTTCTCAATCTGCATATGATATGCAATTATATCAATATAAAGAAGTCGCAGTAGTAAGTGCAATAGGACTTATCGCAGGTATAGCAGGACGCAAGTTTAACATATCTGGCACAGGTCTGAATGTGTACCTTACTCTTATTATGGATACAGGAATGGGCAAGGATTCCATTGTTAAATTTATATCAAAGGCACTATTTGATATTGTTGATGAAGGTGATAATATCATATCAAGTTCATTTCTTGGCAAGAGTAAATTTACAGGTAGCAAAGCGATTGTCAATCGTATGAAGAATGCATTGTCTCAGATATCTGTATTTACTGAGGCAGGATTGTTGATGCAGACTAAAAGTGGCGATCAGAGCGGATTACTTCGAGCCTTACTGGATTTATATACCAAAAGCGGGGCTCATGATGTATTCATTGGAGCTGAGTATTCTGATGAAGACAAGAGTATACCAAACTTGAGAGCGCCAGCTTTGAGTATTATCAATGAGTCTACTGCTGATAGTTTGCAACAGGCATTCAGAGATAATAACTCTATAGACTCTGGTCATCTTCCTAGACAATCAATATATAGAATAGTTGGTAAGAAGCCTTACAGAAACTGGGAAAGTCAGAAGTCTAGCATCAATGATAAATGTATGGATAAACTGAGAAACTTGGCAGCTAAGTGTGCCAAGGTTCAAGCAACTCCAAATCCTCAAGCATGGAACTTTGAATTTGGTGAAGGAATATATGAAAGGGCAGATAGATTGGAGAAATATTTCACCGATCAGTATAATGAATATAAAGATGTAAATAATACTAAAGCGAATATGGCAAGCCGAATGTCACTCAAGGCTCTTAAGTTCTCTGCGATAGCTAGCGTATTTAATCATCATGATCTAATAATCCAGCCGGCAGAGTGGGAATGGGCAGAGTCCATGGTTCACTATGAATACAGTGGTGTTGATAAATTCTTTATGTCTTCTGGTTCTGGTGAAATGTATGATATTGCTCGCCATGTAGTTGGTCCATGTATAGTTAGAATGTTAACTAATAAGTACAGGTCTGCAAAGACTGGCTTATCCAAGACTGATCGTGATAAAGGAATATTCCCGCTGGCTACGTTGTCGTTCAATCTGAAGAACAATTCCGCTGTGAAGAAGCTCGATGATGATAGCAAGACTCGCACAAATCCTAAGACAGGCGTGCAAAAGGTTATTGATTATATGGTAACCCATGACTTCTTAACACCCATCAATGAGATGGGACGTAGAAAGAGAGTGTACAAGGTTACTCCTGAGTTTAAGATGATGATGTTACCGTGATAAATATTCAGGTAGTATTAAGGCTACCTATAAACTACTGAGAATCTACAGCTTAAGTACCAAAAAAAGCGAGGAAAATCAAGGACTTAGCCTCGAAAAGTAGACGATTTTAGGGGGGTGCTGAGAGCGTGAGCGTAAGGCGCAGGTGGTGCCTACCTTAGGCTCTACCTCTCTTCTAAGTTACTAATATATATATATATATTTAGTAGTAGTAGTAGTAGATAACAGGTAGGTAAAAGTAGGCCAAATTAGACTAAAAAGAGGATTTTCAATGGATTCAGTTATATTATACTTACCTTTTCCGCCGTCAGTGAATGATTACTATGGTAGCAAGAGCATTGGTAAGAAAAAAATAGTATATATTAAAACAAAGGGCAAGGACTACCGGCTGGATTTAGAGCAGGCACTTGCTAGCCAGGTCGGCTATCTCCAGCGGGAAGATGTACTGCACATAGAGATTGTTGTGCATATGCCAGATGACAGACGCCGTGACTTGGACAACTATATGAAAGCCCTTCTTGATGCATGTACACATGCCAAACTCTGGATGGATGATTCACAGATAGAACAGTTGTGCATATACCGTGGTGCAAAAGCCCGTGGCGGGCTAATCAAAATGACCATAGATGAGGGTGGGCCAAGATTACCGCTGGATGGATGACAATCCACTTTCAATAGACGAAAAAAGGAGGGCATTATTTGCCCTCCTTAATTAGCTATTACAGATTACTTTTTCTTAGCCATCAGCTCATGGAAGTGGTTAGCAAGACTGGCCTCTCCGAGATAGTACCCACGATGATTCCAGGTATTATTGGAGCCGTTCTCTTTAATATAGGCTTCAACTTCCTCGACAGACTTCACACCAGTCTTAAGGAAAGCGTGATACCCATCAGAGAAGGAGACACGCTTAACCGATAAGTTATTCTCCTTAAGATAAGCTGAATAGCACTTAGCCGCTGCATTAAATGAAAGTGCTTTCTCTGTTATCAGTCCTACCTTTATATCATCGGTAGTTTTACCTGCCTCAATAGCTTCTGCTATATAGGCGTTTATTTCTTTAGTGTTTACGCTTTTAACATTAGACATATTAGTCACCTTTTCAGTTAAGTTAAGCTAAAGGGTTATCCTCCAGCTATTTAATTATCCTCCAATAGTAAGATAAAATATACTACCGTTCGTCCGATTGTATATTAGTCTATTAGTACCTCCACACTGGCGCCTTGTGTATTAGTATATTAGTCTAGCTGTTAACCTAAGTCTAAGTCTAAACCCACCTAACTTATGCCATCACAAACAATACTTATCAGCCCCTAATTTGTGCTGTCACAGGCACACAGGGGGGCTTACTTATACTTTTAATAGATTCCTTACGCTTTGTGTATAGCTGCCTCGTGTGCCTAAAAAAATTTTTCAAATTTTTCATCACCATATTACCGACATATAGTATAGAAATAATTCTTTACTTTCTTAGCCTTATAAGGTATTATTCACTTATATTGGCTCATAAATGGATTACGTCGTGGCACGATCAAAGTTTTATGCTAAATTTGAAGATAGCGAAAACCTGGATGAAACAACCCTTTTAGAAATTGAAGAGTTTGCTGCTGGTATGGAACTTGATGAAATATCAGACTTCTTCGGATTTGATATAGCAAAGGAAGCAAAGTTTGAATCAGATGATGGAGATGATGTAGAGGCTGAATTTACATCTCCTGTCCTTTGTGAGTCTGAAATGAAGTGGGTTCTGAAAGCATTCAAGAGGGGCAGGGCTGCTGCAAAAAAGAAAGCAGTTGACCATTTATTTGTATCAATGAAAGATCGGAATGGCCAAAATGCTTCGCTTCCTTACTTGCAGAAGTTTGCAAAAGAATGGCCGGCAGGTGAAGCTGGCAAGCTTGGTGATGTACTTGTATTTCGTGCTAATATATGAGTGTAATTGAGTATAATGCTGAAGCAACACCCAAGAAATTTCATGCTTCTGAGAAGTTTGTAAGAGGAATCATGGGGCCAATTGGCAGTGGTAAATCTGTAACTTGCTGCTGGGATATCTTCATGAAAGCATGTGCTCAGAAACCATGGAAGGATGGGGTTCGCAGATCACGGTGGGTTGTAATACGCAATACATATCGAGAACTGATTGACACAACAATGTTAACATTCTTCGATTGGTTCCCACAAGATATTGGCAGCTACAAAGCTGGAGACATGAAATGGACTCTATATAGAAAGCTGGAGGATGGTACAGCGGTATATTTGGAAGTGTTGTTCCGTGCGCTTGACAAGCCAGATGATATTAAAAAGTTGCTCAGTTTAGAGTTAACTGGAGGTTGGTTAAATGAAGCAAGAGAAATCCCAAAAGCAGTCCTTGATATGCTCATCGGTAGACTCGGAAGATACCCAAGTAAACGATTGGGAGGACCAAGCTGGTTTGGATGCATTCTCGACACAAATCCTCCAGACTCGGATCACTGGTGGTACAGGTTATTCGAGGAAAGCTCACCAGAAAACTATGAACTCTTTCGACAGCCATCTGGATTATCTGTAAAGGCTGAGAATAAACAGAATTTGCCAGACATGTATTATGAGAATATGATGACTGGTAAAGATCAAGAATGGATTAATGTTTATGTTCATGGCAACTATGGATTCGTGTCTGATGGCAAACCGATCTATCCAGAGTATAATGATGACATTCACTATACAGATGAAGAAATTATTTTACTTGGGTCTATTGTTTATATTGGCATTGATTTTGGATTAACTCCTGCTGCGATATTCGCACAGAGAAGTGCAAAAGGTCAGTGGCAGTTCTTTGATGAACTTGTAACTGATGATATGGGGGCCAAGAAGTTTGCAGCAGAACTTAACCGCAAGCTGAATGGTGAATACAAGAATTGTAAGTTTGAAATATATGGCGACCCTGCGGGCGAGCAAAGAGCCCAGACAGATGAAATTACGCCATTCCAGATTCTAAATGCTGCAGGTATTGATGCATGGCCTGCTCCAACTAATGATTATACAATTCGGAGAGAAGCAGTTGCTATAAATCTATCTGGATTAACAATGGATGGGAAACCATGCTATCTAATTGGGCCAAAGTGTAAACAGTATAGAAAAGCACATGCTGGTGGTTACAAGTATAAGAGGCTCAAAGTGTCTGGTGACGATCGATTCCATGATAAACCAGATAAGAATAAATATTCCCATCCTGCTGAAGCAGGTCAGTATCTTTTAGTTGGTGCTGGGGAAGGCGATAGAGTAATTGCTACAAAAGGTTGGGATAAATTGAATTATGATAATAACAGGAAAGCCAGTTGATGAGACCTAATCAGCAAGAAGTGGATCAAGAACCTGATATTCTTGAGTCATTAGACATGTCTGATGATTATGAATATGATACGCATGATCCAGATGACAATGAAGACCTTATGTCAGATGAAGACATTGTCACAATTTGCACAAATGAATTATCACTCTCTGCTGGCTATGTTGAAGATGAACTTTCTGCAAACCAAAAAGAAGCAATGGACTATTTTTTTGGACGACCAAATGGCAAAGAGAAAGAAGGCAGATCAGATGCCATTTCTATGGATGTTGCTGATATGGTCGAGGCGACATTGGCGGAAATTATGCCGCTTTATGCCAGTCCGCGTATTGCGCAATTTAATCCTGTTCATGAAGGTGATGAAAAGCAAGCTCGTCTTGAATCAAATTATTGCAATTATGTTTTGATGGAAGAAAATGAAGGATATATTGCTATTTATCAAGCTGTAAAGGATGCCCTTCTGCAGAAAATGGGTTTACTTGAAATTTATACTGATGAACGGATTGTTCCAAGCATTAAAGAATATAACGGATTAAATGAATTTGAATTACTTAGTGTTATGCAACCAAAGGATAATAATGAAACTCGTGAAGCAATTGATTTTAATATAGATGAAGAAAATGGCACAGTTGATATCAAAATAAAGATACTCAAAACTGTAAAAGAAATAAAAATAGAGCCATTTGCTCCTGAAGATTTCCGTTTTTCAACAAGTCACAGAAGTCCAACTCCTGATGGACTTAATTTCTCTGCTCGCAGGATGATTTTAAGAGCAAGTGATCTCGCATCACAAGGCATTGACAAAAAAATCATTGATCAACTTCAAACATATGATTCTGATACAACAACTACACAGCAATCACGTAATCAGATTGCTGATGAAACAGAATTCTATAGTTTTGAAAATGCAACTCGACCAATTGAAGTATATAAGTGCTTTGTTATGCTTGATTATGACAAGGATGGCATTGCAGAACTTCACGAAGTTAGAATTAGTGGCAATACTCTGATTGAACGAAAACAAGTTGATCGAGTGCCATTTGCACTTGGTACTCCATTCATTATGTCACACAGAATGATTGGAGAATCTCTATTTGATAAAATAAAAGCAACTCAGGATGATAAAACTGTATTCCTGCGCCAATGGCAGGATAATGCAGATCATATGAATAACCGAAGATTGGAAGTTGTTGCCAATCAGGTGAATCTTGAAGATGTATTGAACTCTCGTCCAGGTGGTGTTGTCCGCACAAAGTCAAAAGGTGTAGTTAATCCAATTCCTGTTGATGATATTGGGCCATCTTGCCAGAATGCATTGAATTATCTTGACCAAATACGCAGTGAACGTGGTGGTGCATCATTAGATATGCAGACACAATCACTTAAAGTTGGTGCAGAGACTGCTCATGGTGTAGAGCGCCAATACACATCAAAAGAAAAGATGTCTGCTTTTATTTCTCGAACTATTGCTGAGACTCTTATAAAACAGACATACATCCTCATCCATGCTACATTGCGTGATGATTTCACAGAAGAGTATCCAATACTAGTTGGTGGAGTTTGGGTAAAAGCGGCGCCAGCAACCTGGATTGAGCGGAAACGCATTAAGGTTGATGTTGGTATGTCTGCTGGTGAAAGAGCTAAAAAAGTTCAATCACTAAGTTCGACTCTGGAATTGCAGCTTAAAGCACTTGAACTTGATGCTGATGAAGTTCTAACAAATAAAGAGAAAATTTACAATACTCTTATTGATATGTCAGATTCTGGAGGCATTGACAATCCTGAAAGATATTGGATTGATCCAACAAGTCCTAAAGCAATTGAAGCTCTTCAAAAGAAACAAGCTGCTGCACAAGCACAGCAAAAAGCGTTACAAGAACAAGCCAAGATGGTATTTGAATATCAGAAGACTATTGAAGATCAGAAAGATCAATTGGTAATCATGAAAGAAGAAAATAAGAAATTGTCACGTATACAAGATTGGGCTAATAAGTTTATAATGCATGATGACAAAATTAAGCAATCATATGTTGAACTTGGTCTTGAATATGATGTTAATTTAAGATCAATTGAGGGCAAGCAACATGGCCAATGAAGTTAATGTTGCTTTAACTGAACAAGTTTTGGCAAACCCTGCTTTTATTAATGCAGTTGAGGAACTTAAGCAAGATTATTACAAAAATTGGGTTTTGTCTGAAAATATGGAAGAACGTGAAAAAATTCACGATGAGCTTATGGGACTGTTGAGAGTTCAGCAGTTACTTGAGCAACGAATAGCAGATTTCGATTATGATACTGCGATTAAAACTAAAAATCAGGAGACTGAGTTATGAGTGTTACTCCGAATGCTTCGCAATTGAGCGAAATAGATGGATTGTTAGGTGTATCTGAAGAAGAGGTTCTTGACGATCACAGTGAAGATGAACTTGAAGATGATGTAGACGTTGATGATGCAGCTGTCAAAGATGATGAAGATGCAGATATTGACGAAGAGTCAGAAGATGAATCAGAGGATGAATCAAAGGATGACGATGAAGAAAGTGAAGAATCAAAAACAGATGATGAATCTGACACAGGTGAAGTTGAGACACTGAACCAGTTAGCAAAACATCTTGAAGTTGATGATGCTGTAATATATGATATTAAGGTTCCAATGGGCGATGGCCTTGAACCAATATCTATATCTTCACTTAAAGATAACTACATGGAAACTGAAAGAACACGTACACAACTTTCTAAGGACAGAGAAAGCCTGGATTCTGCTTTTAAAGGCTATCAAGAGCAATACAATAAGCTGACAACAATTCCTGAATCGAATCAGAAGGTTTTGGATGCAGCTACCCAGATGCGCGCTATTGAACAAGCAAATGACGCATTTGATTGGGAAGAACTTGAAGCACGTGATCCAACTCAAGCTATTCTGCAAAGACAGAAGTTGAATGCTGCTTATGATCAGGCTGGCAGGAATTATCAATCTGCCATTACTGAATTTAATCAGAACAGTGAAACTGTACAAGCAAATATCAAGAATTATCACAAGGCAAAGATATTTGAAAATATCCCTGAATGGAAAGACCCAAAAGAGTATCAGAAAGATGCAGATGCTATTGGTGAGATGCTCACCAAGTATGGGTTTGACAAGAAGGAAATTGAAAATGTCTATGATTATCGTTTATCAATGATAGTGCGTGATCTAATGAAATTGAAAAGTAAATCAATTGAAGCAGATGCTATAAAAACACGTCTTAAATTGAAAAAGAAGTCAAAGCCGCTGAAAGGTGTTCAAAATCAAAGACGTGAACCTGCTAAGAAAATGGCGCTTAACAAAAAAATTGCAAACGCTTCTAAGAGCTCTGACACTAATCTGAAAGTCTCTGCTATAAGTGATTTGCTCAAACAATCTTAATAGAGGTTAAACGCTCATGGCTTTACAAACAGCAACAACTCTCGGCGCAGTCGCTTATGGCGGTCTGATCCGTGAAGATGTTATGGAAAAAATCTGGGATATTTCTAAAATCCCATTACCGTTCACTGATATGATTGGCACAGATAAAGCAACTGCATCATATACAGAATGGACAAAAGATACACTGGCTGCACCAGATGTTGCGAATGCTGTCCTTGACGGTGCTGATCAGGCAGGTGACAACAATAGCAGCGGAACTCGTGTAGGCAATCATTGTCAGATTTCTGTCAAATATGTAACTGTTTCTACTCGTGCACGTAAAGTTAAGACGATTGGTTTCAGTGACTCTCTATCATACCAGGTGATGATGCGTCAACGTGAGTTGCGTCGTGACGTAGAAGCAATAATGCTCACACAGCATGCTTCTCGTGCAGATAATGGCACTCTGACAGGTCTTTCTGCTGGTTTTGGTGCCTGGCTTACAACTAACACTGATCGTGGTGCTGGTGCTGGTGCTGATGGTGGTTTCGCAAGTGGTGTTGTAGCTGCTCCTGTAGCTGGGACAACTCGTGCTCTCACTGAAACAATGATTCGAGATATGGTTGAATCTATTTATACTCAAGGGGGTGATCCATCTACTGCAATGTCTGTGCCGAAGTTGATTCGTCAGATTTCCAGCTATTTGTTCACATCATCTGCTCGTGTTGCTACACTGCAGTCTGATCAGGGCAAATCTGGTGAAAAGGCTACTGCACTTGGCGCTGTTAATATCTTTGTTACTGACTTTGGTACATTAGAATTAATACCTAACCGTCTTCAGCAGGCAACTGTTGCCACTGCTGGTTCACGTAATGTTGAACTTAACATTATTGATCCTATGTATCTGCGTCAGGCATTTTTGTCAGGTTATGAAACTGAAATCCTGGCAAAAACTGGTCTTTCTGACAAACGTCAGATGTCTGTTGACTGGTGCTTAAAGATGCTGAGTGAAGAAGGTCAGGGCATTATTGCTGATATCGATGATGAAGCAGTTGTAACATATTCTTGATATAAAACGGACAAGGATGTCCATTACTTTGAGATTTTATTGTGAAAAATGATACTAATCCATTGAAAACTATTCCAAAAAATTTAATGGTAAAACCTAACCCAGAAAAACCTGAATCTAAAAAAGATTTAGATGTTCACTTGGTGAAAGTTAAAAATATATTTGGCCGTAATATTCACACTTCAAAAGGCAAAATTATTGCTAATGAAGAAGGTCTTATGCCAATGCATGAAGCTGAACATGATAAACGTATTGTGATAATTGAATGAAAATTATTACAAATGACGGTCTGTTTAAGTCAACCCTAGACACTCACCAGGCAACTGGTGAGGTAGGGCATTTGTTTGAACAAACAAATCGCGACATTATTCTTGAGAGAAATCGTGAATTGCGGAAAAGTCCAAATGCAATGAATGATTTATCTTTTGGTAGGCAATTAGCTTCTGTTCCACTTGAAGATTGGCAATGGTTCATGCAGCAGAATCCAGGATATTATCAAATGCCTAAAAAAGAAAAAGAAAAATGCCTAATGAATTTTCTGAAGAATACTGATCGTGGCAGAGCATCAATGGTTGTTGATGATCAATATAAATGTCGTACCAAATATTTTGGAGGAACTGAAAAATGAGAAGATCATTAGGATTAGGTGGTGGTAGTCCGGTTGGAGCAGCGCTATTGAACGGCGGGGCGGTGCCGGTAGTTGATGCCCATGGCGGCGGCGTCTCAAAAAATCGTTATCTTGATCTAGCGACTAGCTATGCTAGTGCGACTAATACTGCATCTTGGGACGCTACTGATAACGTGACGAAAGTCAGGATCACATTTTTGCTGGACGATAACACAACATCAAAATTGAACGGCGACACAGGGGGGCGATGCAAGCTAACATTTGATGCAACAAGTGATGTTGTCGAAGAAGCATGGCTGGGCGAAGCCGCAAGTGGCTCTTTAGATTATCCGGCGATGTGGATCGGGCCTGGCGATGTTCTTGAACTTGAGTTTCCTAGTTATTTAACACGCATTGGTGCGCTGCCTGCCGCGCTCGGCGAACTGCTCGTGGAGGCGTCATGAGAATTGAATCTGCAAACATGGCTGCAAGAAATGGTGATACGCCATCAGTCGGAGATGTTGCTGCATTAGCGCATTGGTTTAAGGCTGACGAACTACCCGGCGCAAGTTCGGTAGTGTGTTCGGTAACTGGACTGACACTGCCCGCAGCTGTAACTAGTAGTGTTTATTCAAACGCAATAAAGATACAGTCTGCCACGGATGCAGTACCGTCCATCACACCAACTCCGATGGGATCCGGCGACTTTATGCTGGTGTGTTCTGGTGATTTGCAGGCTTTAAGTGCTGTGCGTTTTGGTGCAGTCTCGGGGGCAATGTTACAAATTGGTACTGTTCTGGGTAATGCATTAAATGATGGAACGAACCCAAGCTATGTGTCTGGCGCAATGACAAATACTTCATCTATGCATTCAATGCTGGTAACGTGCGATGCAGACTCGGCAACTGGATTCAATGCGTATGAAGATAGCATGACCACAGAAGGCGCGGACAGTTTGACGGTTCCAGCCTACGCTGGCGTTATTTTTGGCGATTTTATGACAATCGGTGGGGGCAACTCAATTGACACGCACGGCATTGCACTATTTAAGTTTTCAACTACGGTGTCAGCCGCGGAATTAATACACCGCAGGGCTATCGGGCTATGGATGACTAATATGTGGGCGGCTGGGTACAGAGTGCTACACCCAGAGTGCGTAAACTGGTAATGTTGTTAAAAACATACAGGATGGAGGACGATTGGGTCGCTAGCAATCAGGCTATCAATGTCACAACACAATACATTGCTGCAACGCAAAATGAAGTTTCCGCTGTTGGTAGTGTCACAACAAACATAGGAGACAGGTTTCTGCTAGCGTATAAAATGTCAGACACAACATCAGGATATAAGTTATCTAGTGACATGGCTAGCGCTAATGCGTTCCCCGTGGCTGAGACGAATCAGTTGCACGTATCAGCACATGTATTCCAATTTGGTAACAACGTTAATGGCATATCAAGCGCCGCCTTAAATCAAGGAACCGGAAACGTTTCTATTGTCTGGATAGATAGATCGGATGTAAATAATTGCAAATACGCGGGCACAAGCTTTTCTGACCCGAACGCATTTGGTGGCATCCTAGATAGTGCTGGAGACTTTACTCTGGCCGGGACAGACGCTGGGATCGGGGAGCAGTTGTTTGATCTGAAGCTGCGGGGTGGTTTTAATAGAAACCCAGTCAAAATCTTGATATTCCCTGCGGGGTCGCCAGTCCCTGATAGCCAATTTTTGAGGACGTGCATGGAATGGATGTGGTATGAATGGGCGGTGAAGAATAATCATATTTTGTACCCACCGCTTAGATGAGCACGCAAACCGAGCCACATTGTCTTAGATGCAGAGACGATTGCACTCCCGCTGCAAACATCAGCTCAGAAGATGAATCGTTTATTTGTGTTGGGTGGAACAGGCCAGAAGATAGAAACGT